ATCTTGCTGAGATTCTGTCATAAAGATTATCTTCAACAGCTTCTTCAGTGATTGCAAAACCAAGTGCAATTGTTTCATGTGTGTAACGTGCTGTGAAAGTTTCTGTCGCATTGTCATAAACAATTGACCCACCCTCACTCTTTGTTCTCGCATTACCAAAACCTGATAACATTACTTCTTCTTCGAATGCTCTGTCGGAAGATTCTGTATCAAATATTTGTGAATGCTCTGCATCGTAACGTCCGTACTCCAGGCCAAATAGTGCGTTTAGACCTGGCTCTAACTCTTTAACGAGTTGACTTCTAGATATAGCCATAGTTTAACCTCCTATATACCTGTTGTATCTGTTAGTGAGTGTAAGTTAATCTTAACTTGAATCGCTGCATTTGCTGCAGTGTAGTCAGAGTTATCAACATCAGTTGATAAACCTACAACTCTAAAATTAGCGCCAGCGTTTGTAGTAAAAGTGCTACCATCAACAACAACATTTGAGATTCCATCAATTGATGAACCTGCACTGTATGTTGCGATGTTACAGTTTGTACCTACTTGCGCTTGACCGCCGTTAGTGTCGTCAACTTTGACCTCGAATATTACATTCGGATCATCAATGACGTATGCTTTAATATCATCAGCTGCTATGCTGCCTGGATAGTGGTTACTCCAAGTTGGTTTACCTGTTGTTGGATCAGTGTATTCACAACCATTAAAAATACCAATAAGTTCAGCACCAGCAGTTGAACCGACATCAATAGCACCATTTGCGACCAAAATTACAGGGTCGCCTTGATATATTGCGGAACCTTCATTATTCCCGATTGTGTACTCATTCTGGCCTTGACCATTGTAAGCAGCACCGAGCATCTTGACAGGCTTGAATCCGTAATATCCAGCTTGATTTGCCATAGTTCTTCTCCTTTATTATTAAGTGTGCTTTATTCGGTCTTTTTAGGACCTCCAAAAGACACACGACTCTGCCTATCAACATTGACAGGCATGCTTGGATGTTGCTCCCTTAAAGGATCTGTTTCCCAAGCTTCAGTCTGTTGATCAGTCTTTCGCTTGTAGTGAGCATTACGCTCGGCAACAGTTTCTGCAGGGATTCTTGCCAATAGCAAGTCACCTACGCTGATGACACCCTCATAAGCTTTGATACTTCCATTATATGCAGCGTATAAATTACCAGAGTATTGATCGGCTCGGACTAATTCCCAGCCTTCTCTAAGTCTAGCGTTGATATTTTTAGTATCATCCGCTCCATTTACACGATGACGAAGCCATCTTTGCTTATATCCATCAGGACATGGTGGTGCGTCTAGTTGAGACGGTGGCTGCCAAGGTTTTCTACGTTCCTCGGTTGCCCTTGTTTGTGCACTTCTTGGTGTTTTATTATCTGTCATGTTGTACCTCCTAAACGTACTTAGCATATTCACTTAGAGGAACTCCAAGCTTATTTGCTATTTTTACCTGACTAGGAGTTAACCTAACAGATTTGCGCCCACTGGTTGCAGACCTTGATGCAGAGGCAACGGGTTGGGCGATTTTGTTGCTTCTGATAGCCTGATCCGAATCTTGAAAAGATTCTGGAAACTTGTTTTTAACTCTATTAGTTAATTCATCATAGTAGTCATCTGATTCAGTGTCAAATCCTTCTGCTACTAAACCACGATGAATTCTTTGAGCAAAATCAGTCATTTCTTCATCTTGTCTAAACCACGTATTCTTTTCAGCCCAAGCTAATGCTTTAGATGAAGGTTGTGGTCTATTTTGTGATTGTTGAGGAATTGGCTGTTGATCAATTTCTTTTTGAAATTGTTCATATTCTTGCTCTTTTTTTGACTTTGTAACTCTAATTCTTTCAGCCTCTAAATCTAATTTAGTTAAAGCTTGGCGAGCTTCTTCTTCAAGTTGAAAATCACCAGCTTCTCTAGCTCTTATTAAATTTTGACGTGCAAGATCAGAAGCCATTTTATTTCGTACTTCACTTTCAGACATGTAACCTTTGTCAATGTCAAAAGTTTTCTTTTTAGCTTCCGATAGTTCTTTTTGAACATTTTGAGCATACACGAAAGCAGCCTCTTTTTCTCTTTCGGCTTCTCTCAATTTCCAAGTCATTTTATCAATTCGTTTTTTGACTTTATCTGAGTATTGATCCATTTCACCTTGTTGTTGTTCTTCCTGAACTTCAGGATTTAAGGGATCTTTTTCTTCAGTTTTTACTTCTTCATACGTGTCGGGTTTTACTGTGCCGTGAGACTTATCTTCAAGTTCTATTTCAGCACCTTCACCTGACGTATCCAGATCGACCATTTTGTCTTTCTGAGCAGATGTTATTTCTGTTTGCATGGTACCTCCCATGTTATAGTATTGTTAGTATGTCCTCTGGATTATCCACTGTGCCGAGTATCTCGTCATCATTGAGTAATCTTACTTCCCCACCTTCAATTTTAAGTCTAGATCCTGCGTATCTGCCAAACACAACCCAATCACCTTGTTTACACCAAGGACCATTAGGAAACTTTTCTTTATCTTGATATGCATCTGCACCGACTGCTAAAACCATAGCAACAGACGCTGTTAATTGTGAATCTTCTAAAGTCTTATCCGTTAGAATAACTCCACCTTTAGTTTTTTCTTTTGCTTTAAAAGGTAAAACTAAAATTCTCCAACCAACAGGTTGTGGAAGTTTTTCTAATTCTTTTTTATCTTCTGCTACACCCTCTGAAGGGTTTGCCATTTTTTTCTTTATGTCCTCAGGGACATATAAAGTCTTAGTCATCTATTTTCTCCTCTTGATCCAGCAGGCGAGAAATTTCCTGTTGGCATATGTCAAGCATATGTAACTTTCCTTGAATATACTTGTAATCTTCAAAGTTTTCAACCCCTTGTGTCAAATGTTCATAAAGTTGTTCTTTGAGTGTTTTTAGTTCTTTTTGAATATTATGAATTACAAAGATGCTCATACGTAAGCATTAACTCCTGGTATTCTTTTTTCAAAAACTTTGTTTTGTCCATCTTTAGCGCAGTGCCATGTTTGTTCATGACCTTGATTAACTCCATAATTATTCTTTTGCATTTTACCTAAGCCTGATTTTACTGCTTCAGCTACTGAATTAAGAGCATAGTCATCACCAACCATAACACCCGTTGGTTTAAGTTTAGGCCACCAATTGATAATATCATCTTCAACAGCGTCATATTCATGTGCACCATCAACCATAATATAATCAACAGATTCGTCTTTAAATTGATTTAAAATTTCTTCTGAATCCGATCTACCTTGACAAGGTACAACCATATTTCTTCCAATAAAAAATTGTAAATTATCTTTGAATATAGATGAGAAATCTTTTGGTAGTTTTATACTAGCGTGTTCTGTTGAACCTTCAAAAGTATCAACGCAATATATTTTTACATCTTCTTTTCCCGCATTGTAAAGAGCTGTTGCAAGATAGTGTGTTGATCTACCTAGAAAAGATCCAATTTCTACAATGACACCATCATCGGCTATTTGATCTACAACGATGTCGTAAGTTTCAGAGTAATTGAACCACCCAGGTATCTTAAAATAGGTGTGTTTCATAGTTAAGAATATCCTTATTTGTTTGTCTTAACTATTTGTATCTTTTTATAATTAATTTTCAACCCTTGTGAGACTGGTCCTTTTTTAGGAGGAACTGTTGTTGTTAGTTTCTGTTTCTTCATGTTCACATATGGTGCATTCGCACATACAAGTTGAACAACAGTGACAAATGCAATCGCATTTTACACATTTTGTTGTCATTTCTTTTTAGTTATTAAACCCATTGCACCTTTTGCTCCCTTAATACCAAAGCTCGCCGAACAGGCGATATATAAGAGGTGCTTATAGTAATCAGGAAGTGAGTGTAGTGCCTCAAACCCAGCTTTAATATGTGGGGTCCAACCAGGAATAAATACTGCCACCGCTGGAACCAACAGGCATATTAAAATTAGTTCATCTTTCCATGACCCTTTCATTTGGTCAACTGCAGTAGCCTCCCAGCTAATTTTTCCAGCAATTTGTTGCTCTTTTAAACTCTTCTGTGCCTTAATTTCAGTCAAAGCAAGATCTGCTTTTGCCTTTTTAGTCTCTACAAAGCCAGTAACAGCGTCTTTAACCATTCCAGCTATTGGACCAGCCAATAAACTAATCATTTTG